AATAGAATATCCATCATATATAAATGTAACTTGATTATTCATTACACTTTCATCAGTTTGAGCTAAAGCAGAATCTTGTATAGACACTGGAGCACACCAATAAAATCTGAAAGATTTGCGTATAGACAAAGAAGGTGACCCCACTTCTCCTCCCATTTTTGCTAATTGATATATATTAATAGAAGGACATCTCACATTAATCCCATTAGAAGGGCGCGCCAATAAACCATAATAGGACGTTAAAACTAACCAAGGTCTAATTATAAAATCAACAAAAGAAGCATTGGTTTCTAAAAATGTTATATTTAGAGGTGATGGTTTTTTTCTTTGTAAGGCTACATGTGGAGATTTATATCCCCCATGATTCATATCTAGGGAGGTTTCTATTCCTTCTCCCGGAATGTTGACTTGTCTAGCAAAAACACATCCCCATAAATTAGAAGAAGATTCGTGTAACGTAGGTTTTACTAAACTGTCTAAAACTGCTTTAGATATATCCCAATTAGAAAAATACAAAGATTCGTATTTATTTAAATTAGATATGAAAGAATTTTTATCCCCCAAAATCTTCAATCCACCTATATCTATTACTACATACCAAAGTGTAGCTAAAGAAGGCGAAGCTTCCCATTCTGATATAGTAGATAAATAATTTTCATACGGACTAGTAGCCATATAAATACTTACCTACTATATCAAAAAGCGGAAATATTAAAACCCGAAATTATTACTAGCAGGGCCTGGATTTGCTCTCCAGTATTGATATGCTAGAGTAGCAGATTGTTCTATGATGTCTCCGCCACTTTTAACATCTAGGTTGTAATCACCTAAAGATACACAAAACACACCCTCTAATTTATAGGATCTAATAGCATTACCAGCTTTGTTATACAAAGCTAAATCCAAAGTTCCTAAAGCACCTAGTTCATATGCTCCGGTGCTGTTTTCATCATCAAATATATATTGAGTCCAGGCTTCTAATTTTTCCCTAATAGATAAATTAGCTGGCATCCTAAATGTAACGTTCCAAGCTTCATTTCCGGGATATTCTGCAGTTCCTGGAATATTAAATCCTAAACCCATGTAAGGCAATTTAATATTTTTAATTGAGCGCTTTGGAAGAGAAGCAGTTGTAATATACAAATAATCATCTGTATCAAATTGTATAGATTGAGTATTTGTATTAATGTTAGTTACCCTAAATAAATGCTGCCTGGCAAAATCATGACTTTGAGCTGCAGCATAAAAAGACTGAATATTTTGTTGATTGAATAAATTATCGTTAGCCATATGTTATATTTATCTCTTTAGAGTGGAGTTTGTGTTAAGATATAATTTCATTGAAGTTAACTCCAGTACGAGTCGCTATGAAATCTGCTAAAATAAATTCAGCGGTTCTAACTGGTTGAATATAAATTGCAACTTTTAACTCATTGTTATCTATAACATCTGGAGTGTTATTTCTTTCATCGCAAATTATACGATAGTCATATACTCCATCATAATTTTTTGCCTTAGCAAACTCTGGATTCAATGCGTCTCTTAAACGCAAGCGAGTAGATAAAGTATTTGGTTCAAATACGAAATATTTCAAAGCATCTTTTGTTACTTTTTCTAAGTACAAGAACAAACGACGAACGTTAATTCTGTCAAACGCAGAAGGCTTACTGAATAAGGTCTTTTGACCATAAACAGCATATCCGTCACCTGGGAAAAATGCTATAGGATTAATATTAATTCTATATAACAAATCTCTTTGTTTTTGTGTAGGATTGATAGCTATGTCAATAACACCAGACAACACACCTCTACTGAATCCAGCTGGAGCAGACCAAGGATATCCACCGGCTGTGGAATTACCCATTACAGCTGCTACATATCCAGAAGAAGGTAGCCATACTTGTAAATTTGAAGCTGTATCATTAGATTTAATCCAGTTACCATAGCTGCAACCGTAACTGGTAGTAATACCGGCAAATAAATTTCTTAAAGACCAGTAAATGTCTGTGGAGAATACAAAATCTGTTCTTTTTACTACTTTATTATCTGGACCATTGACAAAAATACATCTTAAAGGATCCGCTATAAAAATATGATCTTTACGGGTTTCTTGAGCAAATTGATGTAATTGTGTTACAATAGCCTGATAATCATTTTTTAAAGCGCTGTCTACACCAGCAACGTCTTGTTGTTTTAAAGCAGCTAATTTAGAAGCAGATATTGGATAGGTTTCATCATAGAAATAACCATTTAACAATACTTCATTATTGCTGTATATTTCTGTATAAGCTTCCTTTTTAGCTTTTGCTTGAGCCCAAATAGTACCCAAACCGGCTTCTGCTAAAATATCTATATCAGAGTCTAGATCATCTAACTTAGTTAATACTCTTTGTAATTTTGATGGAACATTACCCAAATCTGAAGCGGATATGTCTGTTTCAGAAACATATACCCCCTGAGAATATAAATTCTTGACTTCAGGATGCAATCTAACCACCTTAGATGGGTTACCACTTACATCTGTCCAAGTACCAGTATTAGAAATGTAAGGATTTACTATAATCTTAACATCTCCGGTATTAGAATTAGCAGATTTTTCTAAAGAAAATGTAATAGGTGCTCCGCCATTTGGATTGTTTTGTGTGCGGTGATAATATAAAGAACCTGTATATGCTACTTGTTTAGAATAATCTAAGGTAACTGTATCTTGAGCATATATAGAAGCTCTTACCTTGACTTGCATTAACACTAAACTATCATTGAAAGAAGGCGATGCAAAATCATAATTGATAGGATGTTGTTCTATTAATTGTGAAATACTTCCACCTGTATAAGAAGATTCTGATGATAATTTAAAATTTAAACGACTTGAAGGTACTGATGTAAATGTTTGGCTGTCGTTTATTATACCATTAACTGCTTTAATTCCGGTCAACGCGGTGAAAGCCGTAGCTGGATTTACGTCACTGTTATCACATAAACCAACATAATAACCTTCATATAAACTGTTTACTCCTAATTTAGAGTTATTTAAAACAATTATACCACCGTATTTGATTAAAGAAGCTGTATTAATATCTACAGCAGAATAACTAGGATTCCAAGTTACATCATTGGAAATTAAATCATTATATTCATCTGCAGATAACAGAATGGATTTGGGAGCTCTAATTTCAAAATAATTAGAGTCTTCATAAGATTTTGGGCTGTAATATAATTCTGTAGCAACAACTCTACCACTTAAACTCTCACTTGAGGAAAAATTATTTGACAACAATTGATGCCAAGCTGAAATTAAAGGTGAACCCGTAGCAAAGGTATCTGTGTTAACTGAGAATGTTATTTTATTTGAAGTATTATACGATGATAAAGACACCAAAGCACTTAAAAGAGAATTGCTATAACCGCCATCAAATGCAGCAGCAAAATCACCCACCATAGCAGATCCAGAACCCGGCAAGGTTAAGGAAGACGCTCCGTTTGAAATTGTTAAAAATCCTTTGACTGGATATACTAAAGCATTATAGGAATTAGAAAATCCAACACCGAGGTCTCCACCATAAGGCAAGCGAGTAACTGACAAATTGCCTCTAGAAAGCAATACCTGACGAGCACTGTGATACAAATATCTTTCCGCGTCATTTGTTGGTAAACCAAAAATTCCTTCATATTCTGATATACTACCAACTTCTATTCTTTCATCAGTTGGACCTTGCTTAGCAAAACCAGTCATAAAAACATTAGTACCGGCTCTGGACCTAGCTAATATTGTGTTATCGATTTCTGTTATTTGAACACCTGGAGAAGATAAAATTCTTGTTGACATAAATGTTATTATTTATATTTACCTCTTTTCAGGTTCCATTTAATAATAGAGAAAAATAAACTAGAACTATAAATATTCTCATCTATGAATAAATTCAATTCTCTATACTATTCCAGCTTCAATTTTTTAGCAGAGCAAGACTCTACTTTACCCAGTCTCATTGACGCCATTAAAAAGGGAGATTCTAATTTAATAGATGCAATTGCTGCTATTAAAAATAACGGCAATCCGACAACAGACCAAATATCAGCCTTAAACAATCTGTTAAATGTCTACAAATCAACTCAAACCCCACCTACATCTGCTCAAAACTCCCC